TTTAGTTCTACTTTTATTAAAAATATTATAATAATCTTTTAGTTTAAGTCCAAATCCAAAGACTGTATTTGCACTAACACATGACTTTACATAACTGTCAAGTTCTTTTGTTAATTCAAACCTAGACAAATTTATCTTTTTGTCAGTTAAAATCTTAACATAAAACAATGGTTCATCTTTTTTAAAATGAATTTCTCCACTATTAGAGTATAGTTGTACTTCTGTTTCTATTGGTCTGAACCATTGACCTATATCAAACTGTCCACTTGCCAAAGATCCATTTTTTGTATATTCTACATTGTTTAAATACGGACCAGTTAGCATTATTTCAACTTGTTCTTCAGAAAACATGACTATTCTAAAATTTAAATTTATTGATGGTCCAACATTAAATATTTTATCTCTTAAAACTTCTGCATCAAGAGCGTTTGAGTTCATTGGAATAAGGCTAACATCTTCTTTTTTATTAGAATGAGCCATGTATGAATAACTTGAGTCTAATGGACAATTAAAAACATATGTATTTTTTGAAATATTTTGAAATGCTGGACATTTTATAAAAGATGGTGATAAATTTTTATCATTAATTGAAAGTTCTGACCAATGCTTTAGCAATGTTGTTGGATCTTGATAAAGTAAATTTTGATTTGGTGGAAAATCAGAGTCTGAAGTTGAAATTGGTGCCCAATATATATTGATTGACTCTTTATTTTTTTTCATATTGCCCCCAATTATGTAAAGGCAGGGAGATTATTAGTCTCCCTGCCCAATACATTACTTCTTAAGAAGTTTATTAACAAGAGCAGTCAACGCTGTGATCTGCTTCTTGAGGTTTGCAAGTGCAGTGTTAACTGACTTAGACAACTTAGCAACTGCATCAACTGCAGCCTTTGCAGATACTGTTGCTGCATCTGCTGACTTTGCTGCTGCAAGTGCTGCATCTGTAGCAGCCTGCGCTGCCTTTGCTGCTTCTTCAGAAGCCTTTGTAGCAGCCTTAGCAGCAGTGTTTGAAACAACTGCTGATGCTGTTACTACAACCTGACCTGCTACAGGAAGTGAAGTACCACCTGTTGCTGTTATTGTTACTGTGTTTTCTGTCAATGGCATAAACACCTTGTATGACTTTACAGTTTCTGTGTCAGTTGTTACAGATACTCCAGTCAATACATCTGATGCTGAACCAAATGCATATGATGAAGTAATTCCACCTGTTGCAAATAGATTAGCATGTGTCTTTCCTGATACTGGAAGACCTGCTGCATCAAGAACTTGAACCTTGATAGTTGCTGCTTCACCTGGAAGGTACTCAGCCTTATCAAATGATAACTTGACTGTTGCTGCTGCTGCTTCTACACGAGTTGCAACTGGAGCAGAAACGATTGTTCCTGCTGAGTTCTTTACTGTGATAGCAACTCCGCCAGACTTAACACCTGTAAGAGTAAATACTGCTTCTCCATTTACGATTGTTGCTGCTGTTCCTGAATCAGAAACTGTTGCAATATCTGATGAGTATGCATAGAGTGTGCCTGCTCCTACTGTTACGCCAGCAGAATCCTTTGCAACTGCCTTAACTGTAGTTGCATTTGCTCCAACTGCAATAACAGACTTAACTGGAGTTGCTACGATTGAAGCAATGTCTCCATAGAATGTTACCTGCTCTGTTGCAATTACTGTACCTGTAAGGGTTGTAAGTGTAATTGTTGAAACTCCTGCTGTACCGTCAGCAAATACGCCAATGTGGTTGCCTGTTGGAATTACTAGTGCACGACCAGTTGCAGAAATTGTTGTAGCATTTGTGCCATAACCAATAAGTCCTGTACCTGATACTGTTGCAAGGATAGACTCAGTTGCTGATCCGCCTGCTGCATTCTTAGGTGTAACAACGATTACCGCTGCTGCATCTGTTGAAGTAGCCTTTGGAGCATAAACTGAAGCATCTGTTGTTGCAGTTGTAACTTCTCCAGCATTTAGGATAGAAGTAGTTGTTGTTGCAGCAGGTGTAATGTCTGCTGCCTTAACTGTAACTGTCCAAGCAACTGAAGGACCAGTTGATGGTCGTGTTGTAATAATTCTTGCTTCATATGTACCTGCAACTGTTGGTGCAACCAAAGATAAAGTAAACTTTGCAGTTACATATCCTGGTGTTCCAACTGTTGAATTAACATCAGCAGAAAGATTTCCTACTGCGATTGCAACTGTAGCAGTTGTTGTCTCTAGAAGTGTGAGTGTAGCATTCTTTGCTGCACCTGTTGGTTGTGAAAACATAGCAGAGAGCACCGTTGCTGTGTCTGCTGCTGTTTCTGAAATAAACGACAAAGTAACTACGGCTGTTGCAGTTTCACCTGCTGTAATTGTATCCGTTGCGGAATCAATTGTAAGCGATGGCCCGATTACAGCAGCACTTGTCGGAAGTGCTGATAGTACGCCAAAGGACATTGCTGCAGCGAGTCCTAGGGCAATTTTTTTAAATGAATTCATCTTTCTCCTTGTTATATTAAGTTAAACCCGTCAAGAAAATCCTTGACATCTTCAGGCATTTGCCTTGAAGTTAATTCTACCACATCTCTCTCTTCTCTGGCAAGTTTAGCGCTTGAAGAAGACCAAGTGTGGACATCTATCTCTATATTATTACTCTTTGGTGTATGTGATATTGCTCCAAATACCGCTCCAGTAACTGCATCTGATAGGTCTTTAGATTTTTTACGTGGGTGATCTACACGATTACCTTTCATTATTTTTAACTCTGACATTTCTTCTAACAACATTGGAATCATGGGAATAGAAACACGCTCTTCGTATATCATCATTGCAAGATCTTCGTAGTGCTTTTTAGCAACAGAAACTGTCTCAGTTCTTATTCCAACAGCCTGTAATTCATTTTGAATATCAAATGATTGCCAACGGTCAAAAGAAACCATTCCAATATTAAAACCTTTTCTGCGTAAATTAATAATCCACTGCTTAACTTCAGATAAATTTACTGGTCCTTCTGCTCTTGGCTCCCACCATGCAACCGCATCTACTACTACAATTGGTGCTACCTGTTCATAATCTTTAATTACCTGAATATTTACCCACTTATCTACGTGAGCAATTGCTACCGCACACTTATCGTGTTTTTGTGCAAGGTCAGCATGAATATAATAAGTTTTTTCTGGATCTGCTTCAAATGTTTCATCAAACCTTCTAAATGAATCTAATGGATTTCTAGTGTTCATACACTTCTCAACTTTTTCAATCTGTTTAAAAAAGGCATCAGATGAATATGTTGGCATACAAGCAAAACGCATCATGGCATCACCAAGGTCAGTATAAAATGCTAACTTAAAATCTTCTATCTTACGAGTTGGGTTTACCTCCCATGTTGGTCTTTTAAATGCATATACTCTTGGAATTTTATATTGAAGAATATTATCTTCGTCCCATGAAATTTCAAATTGATTTCCAGGATCTTCGTGTGGAAGATCTTCGTTCATTATAAATGTATGTCTGCGCTCAACAGTTTCTTTTTCTGCAATTACTGATTCATATCGTTGAGAAATAAAGTCACCCTGATATCGTGGGAATGAAAGCAAAACAACTTTTCCAAGGTCTGGAAAACGAGAGTCTACTGTTCCACGAAATGCCTTATAGATATTATCAGCAGTTTTTCCTTGTTCATTTCCAGAAATAACTTCGCTTGCAAAACCAGAAATCTCATCAAGTACTGCCATGAGCAAGTTCAAACCCTCATGCGATTCTCTTTCTGAGTGTCCAGAATAAACAGTAATTGCTTTGTCAAATTCAATTGAGTCAGCCTTAGCATTATACTTTCCAGCAAACCATGGTGATTTTTCAATCTTTGTTTTAAAACCTTTAAAGAAAACGTTCTTTGCTTGCTGTGCGTTAACAGCAACGTTAATAATATCAATAGCATCTCCTGCAGGTTTACCATAATAAATTGCAGGGTCTTTGAGACATAATAGTTTATATACTACATATGCACATGCTACTGTTGAAATAAAATCTTTTCCAGATCCCTTGCCAAGTTGCAAAATTAATTCATTTTTGGTGTATTTATTAAAGTGCTTAGTTCCTTCAACATCCCCCATAATATCTATTAAATCTTCTTTGCGATAAATCTGGCTCATTGCTTCAACAATTTCATATTGAATATCAGATAAAAGAGGTTGACCAAGATAATCAGGTGACTGGACAAATGTTTTTACATCAACTGGAGTTTCAATAAAATGATTCTCTTTTAATACTTCAAGAAAATCATTGAACATCGTGGACAACTGTAATTACCTCTCCCTCTTTGGCAATAGCAGATAGTCTTTGCATAATAATATCACGAACCTCTGGATGCTCAGAAGCAATATCTCTAAGAATTCCAACAAGGACTTCTTGTCGTCTTTCGATTTCAACCATCTCTTCAGCAAGTTCTTTATTTTCTAATAACCCAGCCTTTTGCAACATATCAATTCTTTTAGACTCAATATCCATTACTAGTTTAATAGCAGCAGTTTTTGCACCAAGGTTATTTGTCATAGAGGCTTCATCAATAACCTCATAAGATTTTGAAATAAGTTTTGTATAGTGTGTGTCTGCTCCAACTAATGCTTCTTTTGCACGAGCACGAATAGCAGAGTTATCTGAAGCCATCTCTTTCCATTCATTTATAAGAGATACTACACGAGTTCTTGGAATATCTAATTCTTTAGAAATAACAGTTGGATCATTTCCTTTTAAATATTCCGCAACAACAGTGTTTACTTCATCAAGGTGATTTATTAAATCATTTTCAGTTGACATTTTTTTCCTTTGCTATCTTTAATAATACCAGATATCCTATAAGGTCATCAATATCATTATCCCCCACATAATCTGTACCCTTCATAAGTCTGCTTAGTTTATCGTCAATCCTTACACGTAATTGTTCCACTGGATCTGATTTACTAAAAATTCTTACTGGATCTAGTGCAGAATCTCCATAGGCAATATTTTTATCAATTAACATTTCTGAAATAGAATGACATGCTAAAAATATGCTTAGACCTGAAGGGGCATTTAAGGATTTTAAATATAGTTTTTTACAATCAGTATTTAAAAAATCTTTAGGTGTTTCTTTTATTGTCATAAAAAGTTTTCCTTTATCTGTTCGTGTTTTTGCCATTTTATATAATCTTCATCGTTCCAGTTAAGGCTTCCCATCAAATGCTTTATTGGATAATCGTGAAGCATTTCGTAACTTTCTTTTCCATAATAAAAAAATTTATTATCTTTTAAGGTTTGTAAATTTTTTATTTCTTCATAATCTTTTATAAGGTCAAGATTTTCTGGTATGTTTAGAGAAGACCTAATTGATTCTGTACAAACAATACTACCAGTAATATTTTCTTCAAAGGCTTGAACTCTTTTATTTAAAAATTTTTCTACTGTTTCTTTATCTGTAAGTTTATATTTAATTAATTTTAATATTTTTTTATAAATAATATTATTTGGAGTAGATGAAATAACGAATTGACAAAAATATTTATAATCATCATCTATAAAGTACGTTGTGTTCATATCATCTTTTAACCACAACTCTATTGGAGCCTTGCATACAGTATCAATATCTGAATAAACTCCACCATGAATATACATAACCATATGTCTCCATATATCTGCTCTTAAAACTCCATATGGCAATTTTTTAAATATACTATACCACTCATAACCAAAATTATCTAAAACAAATTTTTCTCTTTCTTGTGCATCCAAATATTTATACTCCCACGTTGGATTTTGATCAATCCAAGTTTTTGTACAGTCTTTAGCGTATTGTGGAAGTTCATCGTAAGGACACTCATATGTTTGCCAAATTATTTTAGGTATCATCGCTTAGACTTCCTTAATCCAAATTTTGCAAGATATACATATATTGTTTCAACACTTGCTCCACATTCTTTTGCTATATCTTCTGGAGTTTTTTTATCAATAAGAAATCTTTTGCGTAGCCAAATCTCGCTTGTATATAATTTAGTAGCCATTATTTATCAGTACCTATTGCTTTATCCCAATTATTAATTGCCCAATGTCCAATACCGCAAGCATCTGCAACATCATTATCTGTAATTGTTTTGTCATAAATAGTATTTATAAACTTAATAGTTCTTTCTTTTCTAATATTTCTTTCATATGACTTATACCAAGAAATAGATTTTCCAGGATTTTGTGAACGAATAAAGAGTTGTTCATCTTTTGAAATTTTTTTATTTCCAATATAATTTTGCCAAGTAATTGGAGAAACTTTTCCAAAAGTATCAATTCCAGAAAGTCCAGCAGCACCCAATAAAGCCCCTTGAACAAGGGCAAGATCAGCAGCAGTCTTAGGGCTATTCATAAATACAGTATGTTCAATAACTATTGCATCAACTAAATTAAATTGATCAAATAATCCTTTTGTTTTTTTACAAGCATCTGCAACCTTCTCATAAATATTATTTCCAGAAAAATTAATTTTACCAATAGTTCCAAGACTTTTAAATGAATAAAAAGCAAAAGCAAGACTGTTTGTGCTTGCATCTATTGCACAAATATTGTTTGGTTGCACTGCTGCTCCCCATTTAGTCTTGTTCATATTCAATAAATCCTTTTAGTTCTTTTAACATTTTATCTACTGCTTTTTTACTAACATTACAGTTTGCACAAAATCCAGAATCATTATAGACAGAAAGTTCTTGACCACAACCACCTAAACAAAAACGTTTTTTATCTTTTCGTTTTTTTCTACGAATAAGATTATATCTTTCTACAATTTTTTCTCTAGTTGCAATATCTCTACAAGTCTTACTGCAATAAATTTGATAAGTTACTGCAGGCTTAAATGATATATCACATACGCTACATGATTTCACTCAGTTCCTCCAGGGATGCTACCTTAATAACGCCCACCCCTGCTTCTCCACAAGCCTTTTTAATAGGACAATTCTTGCAGATTTTTGAATTAGATCTATAGTTTTTTGTTGGAAGAGTTTTATCTTCCCAGGCTTTTCTAACATCACGAAGCCACTGAAAAGTATTGTCAATCCATGCTCTGTAGTGATCGTTTACTTCTACTGGAATAACAAGAAGTTCATGGTTGTTTTTATTTTCATAAATAATAACTCCCTTAGATTTTTTAAGAATTTTCATATAAATTAGCAACTGGCATACATGACCAATCTTTGGTTTTCCAGTACGCTTTCTATACTCAAAGACTTCATTGTTTGTTGTCTTAACTTCAACAACAATCTCTTCGCCTTTCCATTTAATATAGTTATCTACATAACCAAAAATCGGTGGATCATCATAAAAAACCTTAAACTCTGAATCAATAGATATTCCAGAGTTCTTAAATGCTGTTTCAATTCTTCCGTGAGAAAGAGTTCCGTTTGTCATATTTGCAACACCATACGGATCTGCATTGTCTTCAAACACTGCTCCTTCAAATGCAAGGTACCAGTATCTTGGACATTCTCCATGACCATATGTAATGGTTGAGGGACCAAAAGTTTTCTTTTGTGTATGCTTAGGTTCACGACCTACAAGGTATCCTTGCTCAATAACCTTTACAAGTTCTTTTGCGTCTAACTGTGCTGGCGTTTCAACTTCTTTAATCATTATTTGCTGTAGTAAATTCTTAGTCATTTTTTATATTCCCTTTGTTTATATAAGTATAGCAGGTTAGCGCATAATATATTTTAATGCTGATACCAGATTATTTACTGCTTCTGCTGCAGTATAGTAAATGTTTTTCTTTGCTCTATTATTTTTGTCAACATTTGCCATCCATGTAGCCTTTAGAGACAATTTTCCTGCAATTGCTTGAAGTCTTACAATTTCAATTGCTGCAACTGGCATAGGAATATCTGGTTTAATAATTAACTTAGCAATCATTGTAAGTGCTGTAGTTAGTTCTTCATCTTCCATAAATTCAGCAATCTCTGCTAAACCATTAACCATGTCTAGTGTTGTTTGTTGTGGAACTTCATTTGTCATTTTTATTTTCCTCTACTAGTTGTTCTAACATATCTAATTCAATTATAGCAAGTCTTACTTTTTGTGTGCCCTCACCAAGAACTATTATTAAGGCTGGGTCCATACTTTTCTTTAATGCATCAGTTGTCGCTTTTGCCCAAACATCTTGGTTTAATGTAAAAGATTTTGAGCACTCTTTAAAATCTAAAACAAAGTTATTCCAAGATGCATCACCCTTAGTATTATTTCTACCAGAGTTTTTATGTTGCTTTGCACCTATTCTTTTTGATTCAGATCTTTCACTCATGTATAAAATCCTTTTTTGTTTTCTTTGTTGGAATTAGGTTAACCTTGGATATATGTTTTGATTCACACATCCATGTTGCATCTCCACTTTCAGACCAATATCTTAAGGATGTAACTTCAACATTACATTTCTTGCATGGAAACTTTCCAGAATAAACAGTAAAGTCTTTAGACATTTGCAATCTTATCTCTAAGTTGCTTCTGTAAGTCTAGGTCTTCCTTTACACGATTAATAAATCCATCTCTTCCTTGAACTTTTGTTCCATCATCTAACTGATACCAAGCACCAGTTCGATTAACAAGTCCTATAGACTCTGCTGTGTCAACCAAATCACCAATGGTATCAACACCAATATCGTCACCTCTAAAATAAAAATCATACTCACCAGACTGGAAGCCTGCAGAAGTTTTGGAAAATTGAAGTTCCCAACGAATCTTTCTACCAATTTTTTCTTCAATTAACTTATCTCCTATCTTAATCTTTCCTTTAAGCGCTTGATTATCTGACTCTGAAGAAAAGAGTTTAATAACACATGAGGAATAAAACTTAGTAGCCTGACCACCAGAAGGCTGCTGACTAGTATACATAGCATTAATATTGTTACGAGACTGAGAAATAAGAACAAGCAAAGTTGGCTTAACTTTATTGTTTGCATAATTAAGCATTTTCCATGCGTTACTAAAGTCACGAGATTCCGCTCCTATCTGTTTTGTATTTTCTAAAGCCTTCATATCATCTGTATCTTTTTCAAAATAAATTGCTGGCAACATAGAAGTAATTGAGTCAACAACAATTAGATCAACTCCAGCATTAATAAGTCCAACACCAACATCAACCATATCACTAATAGTTCTTGCTTGTGAATAAATTAACTTTGTTGGGTCTACCCCAAGTTTTACAGCCCAATCTTCAGAGTATGACATTTCTGAATCAATCCAGGCACACACCTTGCCTTCTGCTTGGGCCATAGCAATCATCTGAAGGCACATAGAGGACTTTGCAGAAGACTTGCTACCCCATATGAGTACTTGACGACCATAAGGCAATCCACCACCAAGTGCACGATTTAAACCAAAACTAGGTGTTGGCTGATATTCAAAATTAACACCTACTCCATTTCCAAGTCTTTTTCTTAACTTAGGATCTAACTGTGCTAAAACATCATCTACTGATACTGACATTAAATACTACCTTTCATTACTAAATTATTAAACATTTACTACATCTTCCAATGTAACTGTACCATCTTTAGTCTTTCCTAAACTAAACTTATAGGATTTACCCTCTTCAATGTGCATGTATGCTTTAGGAAATGCAGTTGGGAAAACTACAACAGAATGTAAATCTCTAGTTACATCAGCCAAAGTAAGAGATGCCATCTTTTTTCCAGCCTTCGTCATCCTAGGCTTAAATGATACAACAAATAATTCATCTTCTTTATATGGAAGTTGTTTGTAACTTAAAAATTTTACTAAAGCGTTTGAAGATCCTTTAATTTCATCAACTGGTATAGCAGAAACAATTCTATTATCACTTGCTAAAATAAGATATGTTTTACCAGTTTCAATTGTTGTTTGTTCTTCATCAAATATTCCAACGCTTCCAGTCTTATCTAATATCTCTATTCTTGACCAACCAGTTCCACGTTTGATTGCTTTTACCATTCCCATTAAAATAAAAGAACCTTTTTCTTCAAAAGAATCTACATCTTGTATAAAGGCATAGTAGTGTGATGGAATTGTTATATTAAATTCTGGAAGATTTAAATACTCATAAAGGTTTTCTTTAATCTCTTCATCATTTCTTGGTTGATCTGGAAATGTTGCAGCCCCAATCAATTTTAATGCATTTAGTGCACGACTATTTACGCCGTTACCTTTTGTAAATGTAAACTCTTCAAGTTCTTTGTATGACTTAAATGGTCTTGCTGCAATATACTTTTCTGCAATGTTAGTTGAAATAAACTTAATTCCAGTCAAACCAAATCTAATACCTTTACCTTCAATTTTAAAATCAAAATCAGAATCATTAATGTGAGGAAGTTTAATTGGAATGCCCATACGTTTTGCCTCAATTAAATATTCTGTTCTACCGTCTTTATCTTTTTCATTCTTAAGTAATGCAAACATAAACTCAAGGGGATAATAATACTTTAACCACGCCGTCCAATACGAGAGCGTAGAGTAAGCAACCGCATGAGACTTGTTGAACGAGTATCCCGCATGCGCTTCAAAGTCATGCCATAAATCAAGAGCCTGATTGGGAGCAATATAAGCAGAAGCACCTTTAATAAATTGTTCTTTATATACGTCAAACTCTTTAGCATCCTTTTTCTTTCCAATGATTTTTCTAACCTTATCTGCTTCCGACATGGACATTTGCCCAAGGTGTACGCATGCTTGCATAACTTGCTCTTGGTAAAGAACACAGCCATAAGTATCCTCCGTAAACTCTTTCATAATTTGATGCGTATAAGATACATTTTGCTTGCCATGTTTGCGAGCAATATAATCCTTACCGATAGTATTCATAGCACCAGGACGAACAAGAGCATTTGATGCAGCAAGTTCATTAAAATTCTTTACACCCATCTTAACAAGAAGATTTGTATATGGTGTTGCTTCACATTGAAATACACCCTTTGTATATCCATCAGAAAGCATCTCATAAACTTTTGAATCTGCAAGATCAAGAGAGTCTAAATCAATATCTTTATAATGATTTTCTTTAATCATAGCAACAGCATCTTGAATAACACTTAATGTTTTAAGACCAAGTGCGTCAATCTTTATAAGCCCAATGCGTTCAGCCTCTTCCATGTCGACACCAACCACAGGTATACGTTCATCAGACCCAGGAGAAGATCTTGTTTCCATCGGAGCATATCTAAAAATAGGATCTTTACTAGTGACAACACCAGCAGCGTGAATACCAGTACCACGAATACGACCACGTAATTGTTCGCCATAAACTTCTACCTCTGGATATTTTTCTCTAAACCAAGCGGTAGTTTTTGATGAACAGTACTCGTCCCAAGTATCTACTAACTTTAAAACTTTATTTACATCTGTTAAAGGAATGTCTAATACTCTTGCCACATCTCTTACAACACCCTTGTCTTTAAACTGCAAGAATGTAGCAATAGATGCAACATGTCTATATTGTCTAACAAGATAGTCTTTAACTTCATCACGCCTATTGTCTTGAATATCTGTATCAATATCTGGAAAATCGTTACGTTCTGGATTAATAAATCTAAAGAACAATAGTCCATACTTAATTGGATCAATATCTGTAATTCCAAGTGAGTAACAAACTAATGAGCCTGCTGCAGAACCACGACCAGGACCAACCATAATCCCTTCCTTCTTAGCCCATGCAATCATGCTTTGGACTACAAGGAAGTATGGAGCAAACTTCTTGTCTTTAATAATCTTAAGTTCTTCATCTAGTCTGTCAAGATATTCTTTATTCTCTGACAAACCTTTCAATTGTAAACCTTCTAAAGAAATCTTAGCAAGTTCTTTGTCTGGACTTTTATATTGAACTGGAAGTAGATTAAGTCCGTCTTGTATTTCATAATCTTCTACTGTATCTGCTAATAGTAGTGTGTTTGAGTAAATGTCTGGTCTATCTATACCCTGAGATTCCATGGCTGCCTTAATCTCTTCATAAGATAGCAGGTGAATATCAAACTTATTAAATGTTATTTGTCTATCTTCTCCATACAAATAATCAAGACGTTCCATCATTGTTTCTTTTTTCTTTGACTTTTCGTATGTTGATTCTTTAAGTACTTTTCCATGAGTATTTAAAAGTAATTTAAATTCTTGTACTTCTTTTTGTGATTGGTCAACATGGTGACAGTCTGGAGTTACAACAACTTTAATATCAAATTCATCAGCAAGTTCAATCAAATACTTATTAATTATTTCTGGATTATGAGGCATTATCTCAATATAATAATCACTTCCAAAAACATCCTTGAACCATTGAATATTCTTTTTAGCAATTGCAAACT